ATCAAGAGTGAGTACCGATATAAAACTCACGGACAAAGTTGGCATCAAAATGAAGTATCCGACTTTCTCTGTCTCGACAGTCCAAGGCAAAGATGAGACTGAGAGAATTTTTGAAATTCTATGTAAGTGTGTGGATTCAATCTACGACGAAGATGGTGTTTACGCTGCAAAGGACTATACCACAAAAGAACTTCGTGACTTTTTAGAATCTCTCACCCAAGGCCAGTTTCAAGATCTGACAAAGTTCTTTAACTCGCTACCAACTCTATCTCATGAAGTCAAAATACCATGCCCCAAATGCGGGAAAGAGGAAAAACTAATTCTAAATAACTTATACGATTTTTTTTGATAGGCCTTTTTCATGACACGCTAAAGAATTTTTATTCTTGCAACTTCAACATGATGACACATTTTTCATACACACTCTCGGACATTGAGAACATGATACCGTGGGAAAGGCAAATTTACTTACAAATGCTAGTAAACCATGTAGAGAAGCAAAACCAGGAACTAAAGAAGAAAAAGAATGGCTAATCACGACGAAAAAATAGTAAAGTCTTTAGACGGCGTAAAGAAGGCCGTTGAGGACTCGGCGAAAGATAACGCTGACCGCGAACAGGCCAGAACTTCTTTGTTTGATAGCATCAAAAATTCATTTAGTCAAATTGCTGAAGAAGGCAAGCAAAATCGTCTGAAAGAAACTGAGAACAGAAGAGAGCAATCCAGAGAGCAAAGCGACTTGATGAAAGCGATATCTGGAATCGGTAAAGATTTTGCTGAATTCGGAAGTCAACTCAAAAACAGTATAAGTGATTTTGGTAAAGTTGGTTTCATAAAAGACCTGGCACTAGGTGCTGTGGCATTCGCAGGTGGTGTTCTTGCTTTTGGTGAAAAATTTGCAAACATCATCTACACAAGTTTGATACCACCGCTGTTCAACTTTTTCTCAACATCAGTCCGTGCTGGATTTCTTGACAAGATAGAGACATTCAAAAAATCAGAAAGATTTACAAAGATAGCAAAGTTCTTTGAAACCATACGAAACTTTTTTACAGGTCTCACTAGCAAGACAGGTCTTATCGGAAGAATATCATCATTCTTTGCTGGTGTAGGAAAAATACTAAAACCGTTTTTTACGGTATCATTCAAAGTTCTCGAAGTTGTTGGTAAAATATTCAGACCACTACTCAAAATCTTGCCAAGAATACTCTCGGTTGTCGGTAAGTTCTTCTTGCCACTCACGATTGTTCTGGGTCTTTTCGATACCATATCAGGTGCAATAGAAGGATTTCAAACAGCCGAGGGTGGTCTAGTAGAGAAAATAAAAGGTGCCGTTAGCGGTGCTGTTGCAGGCCTTCTGAAGTTCTTTACATTTGGTCTCATAGACTTTGACTATCTCAAGGGAATCACCGATGGTTTGGTGAACATTGTCGCCGCACCCTTTGAATTGATTGGTGATGTCTTCTCAGATATCATGGCGATATTCAAGGGTGAAAAAAGTATTCTGGAGGGCATTGGAGATCTAGCAGAAACCATAGTCATGTATCCAGTCAAACTTTTCTCTTCAATCGTAGATACAGTGGGATCAATATTTGGTGTAGATAATCTTGGTGACGGTATTCTAGGATTGTTTGATAAAGTCAAAGATTTCTTCACAGACCTATTTACTTCACCGCTTGATCTCATCAGCAATATACCATTACCTAAATTTGATATACCGTTTCTACAAGAGGGTGGTATTGTTCGGGGTAGCAGATCAGGCACCCTTGCAACAATCGCAGAATCAAACACAACAGAAGCAGTTCTGCCACTT